CTAAAAACTTGAGATATAGACAAATTCATGGAAAATATCCACATTTTTCTCTCCCTAAACATTAAATTCTATGTATAATATAAATAATGAACACTATACAAAAACGTTTTTTAGCTTTCTTATTATTGTGTATTCCTATGAGAATTATATTCGCCCTTGTAGCAAAATATATCAATAATGATTATCTGCCATATATTGGTTTTCTTGCTATAATACCCGCTATTGGATTTTCTTATATTTTTATTTTTGGAAAAAGAAAGACAGGTGGTGAAACATTTGGACAAAAAATATGGTGGAACCATTTACGTCCTATTCACGCTTTATTATATGCTTTATTCGCATATCTTGCTATTAATAAAAACAAAAACTCACATTTTGTTTTATTTCTTGATGTTTTTATTGGTCTTGTATCATTTTTACACTATCATTATAGCGTAAATTCATTTAGTAAACTTTTTTAATTTACCGTTTTTTTGTTTTTTTACGTCGTTTTCTCTTATTTTTCTTTGTAAAAAATTTATAAGCCGCATAAGCCCCTAATAATAACACTCCACCCTTCTGTTTTTTTCTTCTTCTTTTTCTCGTTCTTTTTCTCGTTCTTTTTCTTTTTTTCTTCCCACCTTTTTTTGTTGCGTTGTTAATAAATGTCTGATATTTATCTGCCCACCTCGCAATTGAAGCTGCTTCCCACGAATTGTCTGGCATAGCACCCTGTAATTTCTTCAAATCCTCTTTTACATTTTCTATCATTGCTTTTGTAATAGTATCTTTTTGAGTTTTTTTCAAAGTCGATTCCATAACCTCTATTATTTTTCTTTTATCTTCATCGTTTGCTTTTTTAATAAGTTCTCCAAAACTTGACATATATATATAGTTCAATATTTTTTTATTATACGCATTTGTTTGGCAAATTTAAATTTCTTATCATCAATAGTTCCTTTTTTTAAGTTACACTCTAAACAAGATACAACAACATTATCTCTATTATGTCCTTCTTCATTATCTAATCTATCTAACGTCCATTGTTTTTTCTCTCTAACATTATCATACATTAACAAGCAGTCGCATTTACAGTAATAACATTTTAATTTGGATATTACTAATATTTCTAACAAGTCATCGTATTTTATTAGTTTCTTTTTGTTTAGTTTATCTTTTTTTATATCTTGATTTTCGTATCCTTTTATTTTTTTCTCTATTGATTTCTTAACGTTTTTTATTCCTTCATATTTCTCCTTTAAATATAATTGATTTAATATATTGATTTGTTTTTTATTATCTAATAATAATTCTTTGTTTTTCCATTTTTCACTTTCTAACCTTTTCTTGTCTTTATTTGAAAAAGAATCTATATTTCTTTTTCCTGTTATTAATATCTTTTTCTCCATTATATATTTTGTTTATATTATATGAAAACAACATAAACTTAAAAATATATGTATATATATATGAGCCAAGCAACTACTATAAATAAGGATCCTGTTAAAGAAACAAAGAAAAAAAATAACGATGAATGCATTGAACTCAAAAATATTAAATACCAGACTATGCTTATCAATAATAAGATGGAAATAAATCAAAAAAAGGAAACTACTAATATTAGTAATATTGAAGACTTTTTAAATAAAGAAAGAGAATATAATCAAAAACAACCTTGGAGTAAATTAGGAGAAGGTTCTAAATTAAAAAAAATAGCAGCATATGTTGACGATTATGCTGTCAAAAATAAAATAACCGACCCTGAAAAAAGGCAGTTAAATAAATATTTAAAAAAATGTATGGAACGAAAAAAATTACAACGTGTTAAAGACGTTCAATATAATATTGAATTGGGTAAAATCATAAGTATACCCGGTCTTTTATTCAATGATAAAAGAAAAAAGTTTACATTAAAAAATATGGATAAAAAGGGTTCTACGCTGAAAAGTCTTGCTCCAAAAAAAAGAATTAAACGTAAAAAAATAAAATCAAAGGAAAAATCTAAAGAGAAAACCCCGAAAAAAAACAATTAAAAAATTGATATGAATATAATCCAACTAATTATATTAATATGACAACACACTGGAATGATTTACAAGTATTGCCTAATATAGTTGATACATTCAAACCACCTCCAATTGTTAAATTTAATGATACTGAAGAAATAGATGATGTTAAAGAAACTCTCGACATTTTTATAGATGAATGGATTCGCTCTAATGTTAAAGAATATAAAGACTACCATTTCGAAGAAATATTATTCAAATATATGTCTGAAAATTTTGATGATATATTCGGTTCTACATTACAAGATGATGATCTTGATATTTATCAATTAATAAAAGACAGTATTCACTTGTATTTTATGAGAAATAAAAATCCTCGTTCTTATTCTGACACTAGAATTATTGATAATGTTGATAAAGAAAGAGTTGATAAACTTTTTGAATATTATAAAACAAAAGAACAACCAGATCAACGAACAGATGAATGGTATCAATTTAGATATAACGGATTAACTGCTAGTTCTATATATAAAAGTTTTGATAGTCAAGCTAATATAAATAGTATAATTTATGATAAATGTAAACCTTTAAAAAAACATCACGGAGTTAATATTGATTCACCTTTTCATAACGGACATAAATATGAACCGTTATCTATATTAATATATGAAAAAATACACAATACTGTAGTAGAAGAATTTGGATGTATTTCACATAAAAAACATTCTTTTGTTAGAGCTTCTCCTGACGGTATTAATACCAAACGAGATAATCCTAGATATGGTAGAATGCTTGAAGTTAAAAATCCCGTTTCCAGAGAAATTACTGGTATACCAAAAAAAGCTTATTGGGTTCAAATGCAACTTCAAATGGAAGTTTGGGACCTTAATGAATGTGATTTCTTAGAAACCAGTTTTAAAGAATATGATAATGAAACAGCTTTTCTTGAAGATGGCGATCTTTGGAATTATACTAGAGATAATAAGAGAAAAGGTGCTATAATAATGATTAATGATGGTTCAGAACCTGAATACATTTATGCTCCAATTGATATTGATAATAAAAAAGATTGGGATAAATGGGAAGAAAATTATTTAAACGATATGGATGAAAAATATTCATGGATTAAAACTATTTATTGGAAACTTGATACTTATTCTTGCGTTCTTGTTCCTAGAAATAAATATTGGTTTGCTGCTGTTTTCCCTCAAATTAAAGATTGTTGGGATAATATTGTAAAAGAAAGAGTCACTGGATATGACCATCGTAAACCTAAGAAAAAGACTAAAAAAAATAAAAAACTAACTCCTACTAGTTTACAAAAATTACACGATAATACAAAAGAACTAGGATTACAAAATAATAGTTCTATTGAAAATGGAACGGTTGTTATTAAAATAAGAACTCAATCTTTTAGTGAAGATACATCCCAACAACCATCTACTTGAAACCAGCCTACTCTATTTTTACCTAATTTTGGAACTTTAATTTTTTTTTCTTCTGTATCTATTGACTTTACTGGTTTTTCATATAAACACATATTTGGATTTGTATCTGTGCCTCCACAAGGAGACATTGATTTTACGTTGTTTGTTATTTGTTTATAGTTTCCTAAACCTGTTTTTGGCTTAAATTCTGTTTGGTTTTTAAATGTGTAAAATTTTCCCGTATCATCTCTTTTAAATATACTGTCTAATAATAAAGAATTATGTGATGATGGAAATTTTCCTGTACCAACAAATCCTTCAATATCCATGTTTTGTATCCAATAATGATAAATTAATACTAATCCTAAGAATATCAATAACCAATGTAATTTCATAATATAAATATATGTGATTTTTAATTAATGATATTTCCATAAATTAGCTGTTCTAACATATGCTGGTAATTTTAGTTCATTTATAACATATTCTTTCTTATCGCAATCAGAACATTTCTTTCGTTTGCCTAGATAATAACCAATGGCAATACCCGTGCTAAATATGACCATTTTATTCAAAGTTTCTGTCATTTATTTATAATTATAATAAAATAATTTAAAATGATTTTATTATATTATTAAAATGAGTAATGAAGAATATGTTATTAAGAGAAATGGCGAATCGCAATCTGTATCATTCGATAAAATTTTAGCCCGTATTAAAGCAAAATGCCACGGCGATCTCAATGTTAATCAAACACAATTAACATCTAAAATTATTTCAAGACTATATGATGGTATTAAAACTACTGAAATTGATGAATTAACAGCACAACTATGTGCTGCTTCTGCGACTACACACCCCGATTATGGTATTCTAGCAAGCAGAATACTTATTTCTAATCATCAAAAAAATACAACTGCTGATTTTGCTATGATTATTTCTAGATTGTATCATTTTACTGATGCTCTTGGTAATAATCACCCCCTTATTAGTAAAGAATTATACGATACTATTAATGACCCATATAAAATTGGTAAAATTCAAAGTTGGTTTGATTTTGATAGAGATTATTTACTTGATTATTTTGGTTTCAAAACCCTTGAACGAGCTTATCTAATGAAAATTAATGGTGAAATTGTTGAAAGACCTCAGCATATGTGGATGCGTGTTTCACTAGGTATTCATGGAGATGACTTGGAATCAGCAAAACAAACATATGATTTAATGAGTAATAAATATTTTACACACGCTACTCCTACTTTATTTAATTCTGGCACACCAAGACCACAAATGAGCTCTTGTTATTTGCTCGCTATGGAAAAAGATAGTATTGAAGGTATTTATAATACTTTAAAAGATTGTGCTTTAATTAGTAAATGGGCTGGTGGAATTGGACTACATATGTCTAATGTTAGAGCATCTGGAAGTCATATCAGAGGAACTAACGGAACTAGCAATGGAATTGTCCCTATGCTAAGAGTTTTTAACGATACTGCCAGATATGTCGACCAAGGCGGTGGTAAAAGATCTGGAAGTTTCGCTATTTATATTGAACCTTGGCATGGCGATATTGAAAGTTTTCTAGATATGAAAAAAAATCACGGCGACGAAGAACAAAGAGCAAGAGATTTATTTTATGCTCTTTGGATCCCCGATCTATTCATGCAAAGAGTTAAAGACGACCAAGAATGGACTTTGATGTGCCCTGATAGATGTCCCGGTCTTGCTGATGTATATGGTGATAAATTTACTGAGTTATATGAATCATATGAAAAAGAAAACAGAGGTATCAAAACTGTTAGAGCTAGAGATATTTGGTTTAAAATCCTTGATAGTCAAATCGAAACTGGCAATCCTTATATGCTTTACAAAAACGCTTGTAATTCAAAATCAAATCAAAAAAATCTAGGAACTATTAAATCTAGTAATTTATGTACCGAAATTATTGAATACAGCGATGAAAATGAAACTGCTGTTTGTAATCTAGCATCCATTGCTCTTGCTAGATTCGTTAAATATACTGTTCCATCCGAAGATAAAAAAATTATAGTCCATACAAAAAGCAATTGTAAATGGTGTAAAAGAACCAAAAAATTCTTTAATTCAAGAAATATCATATTCGAAGAAATTCATTATTCTGAAAAAGAACTTATTGATAAATTTATACAAGAGCATAATACTTTCCCTCAAATTTTTATTGGAGAACATAAAATTGGCGGTTTCGCTGAATTAAATAATTGTTCCATTTTTAAACCATATTATGATTATGAACACCTACATAAAATTACAAAGGTTATTACTGCAAATTTAAATAAAGTAATCGATGTTAATTTCTATCCAACTGAAAAAACCAGAAGATCAAATATGAGACACAGACCTATTGGGTTAGGCGTTCAAGGTTTGGCTGATACATACGCATTAATGAATGTTCCATATTATTCAAAAGAAGCAAAAACGGAAGCGGAAGCGGAAACAGCAGCGAAAATAACAAAACCAGAATCGGAATCGGAAGCGAAAACGGAAGTGGAAGTGGAAGCGCAAGTAGAAGTGCAAATGGAAGTGCAAGTGGAAATGGCAGCGGAAGCGCAAGCGCAAGCGGAAACAAAGGCAGAAACAGAATCAACAGCAAGCCAAAACATAGGAACAAGAACAAGGGAAATTTTTATGAATTATTGGATTCTGACAAAGATGACAAAATGGAATTATCTGATACAGAAGAAAA